GCGCATCTTCACCCTGTCCATTGAGTCTGATAACCCCAAAGCCTAATTCCCCCGAAATGGCTGTACGGCTTTTCAGCTGTGCTAAATATGCTTTCGGTTGAAATCCAGCGCGAGCTTTGACTTCAACATCGAATGGCACATTAACAATATCCTTGCCACTACCCCTTCCCACACATGCGCCTTGCCATACAGTCGATAGGTACTGTGCGACAACACGCTCTGTGCGGAAACCTCTGTGCTTTCTTGCTTGACTAGCCATGCGCCATGTAACCGAGAGCAACGCCACCAATAAACAAGCACAATATTAGGAAGATCAACAGCTGCTCTTTGTCATCCATTGACTGCCTTGCACTTTCTGCATTGCCATGTACCTGCCGTTAATGTGCCATCTTTGATAACTGCTGGGATAATGATGTCATGAGCTTCTGTAGGCTCGTTGCATAACTGGCAGTTAATTGTCGTAATAAATGGGATGTCATCTAAATCAGTCCATTCGCCATCTTTGTCTATGTTATATACCTCGATGTAGCCCATTACACTCTCGCTTTCTGTGGATGAAACTTTCCATCTGATCCAAGGTTGTACCACTTTGTAGGGCATCGATGAGCTGATGAGATTGCTGTGTTACAAAAGTAGCCACCCCATGCCTTGCCATTCTTTTCACCTTCACGCCACTGCATATGACCATGTTCGCATGATGGAGCTTCGACTGCCTCGCCCGTTCCCATAATCGCAGCTACATTCTCCATAGCCTTTTCAAGTGTGACAGGCGCATCGACCACGCCTCTATATTCTCCTACAGGTGTAGTCCAGTAATCCTGATCATCTGCCTTGACATCCTGAACTGCTGGCTTTACTACTTTTGTAGCAACTACCTTGGTCATTTCTTCTCGGCTTGGTCTCTTTCCTTTAGGAGCATAACCTGCATTTGCAAGTGCTCTGCCGATTGCCGAAGTCTCGCAATTCTCCAGTGCACTAGTCTGATTAACACCTCGGCTAGTAACTGTTTCCTCAGCGTACCCTGTCGACCATGCGACAACATCTGCCGCATCTTTATAGAGATAAGCTTTAACGATGTATCGAGAAGCCTCGACAACTTCCAACTCAGTAGATATGCGGAACGATGGATAGTCCTTAATAAACTTTTCAAGTCTCACCTCAACTGGTTCGTAATCGGCTAAATTAAACATAGAGTTCATTCTCCTCTGTTGCTAGTTGCCCTGCGAGTGCCCCGTAGCTGCATAGATCCACCCAGTTATCGATGTGCTGGGCTGATTGATTAGTGCGTGCAAGTTTAACGAGCACCATGATTCCTGCGACCTGATAATCGTGGATCGGTGTCTGTAGGTATGCACTAAGGAGCATTGCGGTGTGTTGCAGGTTATCCGCAGGGTGACCATACGATAGCCCACGATCGCGGATCGTGTCTGTGGCTGTGAGTAGGATTTCATTAGCTCGCATGGTCTGCCAACGAACGGGCTAAGCTGCGACCTTTGTGCCAGCCTTCGCGCCTACCATCTTTGTAGCCTTGCCAGTACCAGATGAAATTAGTGACTAGAAATAAGCCAATAATCCCAATGATTGTAATTGAGTTCATGTTCTACCTATCTGCATCCAGTGCCCTTGACTGGCTTACTAGATTAGAGTCTCATGCCCACCCGACAAAATCGTGGACATTTGTATAACGAAACGATAACGATTATCGAGGTTTGCCGTAAGACTTTCCCGCCACAATAAATGTGCCGTCCTTTTCAATGTGGATAAGATCAACCTGCACTTTAGCCTTGTTCACATAAATGATGGCGAACGCCTGTTGCCAATTAGCTACACCCTTTGTGTAAGCAGCTTGCTTGAAGTCCATAAGATTGCCTACCTCGACACCATGTAGGACACGCCCTATACGACCCCCAGAAGCCTCTGAGAAGGCTGAACGCCCTGCTCTGTGAGTATGTCCTGAGATGACATTCTTTCCATGCCTACGAGCCGCTTCTAGGGCTGATAGACCCCCTTGTGGCTTGATGGGTGTGTGATCTCCATGCACTGCAATCCAGTTAGGTGCAATAGGCATAGGGTTCTTATGGAAAGTTATGCCTAGTTCATCGAACTTCATGAACTTCTCAAAGCGCAGCTCTGGCAATGCCCCGAATGCTGGGACTTTAGCCATGATGATGTTATACAGGCGATCTGTGTGATTGCTACGAATGCAATCTGTTACGCCTAACTCCCACAGCAAGTCCACAGCTTGATTGCGGTCGTCATCGAGCGTTTGAGCGTATGAGCCCATGCGCCCTTCTTCCCACTTGCTTATCTGGGGTAGGTCAATCTCATCACCTATGGTTACTACTTGATCAGGCTTAAACTTCTTGATGAAACTAGCAAGATTACGAGTTGCTACCTTATCTTCATATGGTACTTGAAGATCTGACACGACTACGATTCGCTTAATCGTCATCCTCATCTATGTAATCGCCTAACTTCTCTGGCGGTATCCCATCGGGCAAGATCCAATGCGGATATGCCTGTGGCTCTGTAATCATAAACATGGCGATGTCCTCTGGGAACCCTGCTCGCTTTAGCGAGCAAAAGTATTCATAGAGCCCAATGCAATAAGCATCAAGCTTTGAGTAACCTTGTTCCTCTAATGCCTTAGTTGCTTTTCTTGCCATGGCACTATGTTACCTGTCAAGCAAGATGTTATAGATCTCATCGACTCGCGTGTTGAGTCTTTTGATCTCAGACAATAGGTGTGTGATTACATAGCCAGACAAGCCACCGAGTGCTGCAATGGTGGCAAGGTAAAGCGTGAAGAAGTCGGACTGTGTCACTTCTTGATGCCCATAGACGGATCATTAGGTGAGAGGTAACGCAGCACAGGTGGAAGGATTGAAGCAATGCCTGCTGCAATGAGAGCCTTAGGATCTGTGACCCCAGCTGCTGCCATTGAGATAACTGCTACTAGGAATGCTCTAGCCCATGAGCCTGCTGCTGTCTTTAGTTCATTCATTATTCTCCACCTAACATAGATACTTGAAAAAAAGCCCCATCATTGTCAGCTTCTTTCTTAAAGCTAACATGCATGTGCTTAGTGTGTTTGTTAGCCCCTGTGTACTTGCGCCACTTCCAGTTGAGGATCTTTGAGCAGATTCGTCCATCGAAAATGATGTAACTAATACGCGTGTCTTTCTTGGATCTGGACAAGGTACGAAGCTGATCAGCAAGATCTCCCATGATGTCTGGCTTTCCGCCCTTGAATAAGTCTTTGTCCACATCAATGGCGCGTACCCAGCCCTGCTCATCAGGATTATGATCTGACTTGCGAGCAGCGTGTCGGGTATCACCGATCCAACCATCCGATGCGCGGTCACGATCTGGGAACGAATCATCGAACTGTTCGCGTAGCTGTATCGCTGCCTTACTTAGCTTCGGCTTCATTGATCACAATTGGTGTGGATTGTTCCGCTTCAGGATTTAGATAGCGTTGATAGTCTGAGTTGGCTTCGTCCATAGGAATTGAAAGCATTGTGCCGTCCTCGGCATAAGCGTTAATGGTTTTGCCCAAGACTGGATGCTCTACTATTTCGTAAGTGTATTTCATCTTATAACTCCGCACTTAAAGCAAATGAAGTTGAAGCATTTGCAGACCGAATAAAACCACCATTTCCAGCGGTGCTTGAAATCTCTGTAGCGTTATAGACATTTTGTGCAATGTAATTGGCTGCGCCTGTGCTACTTACAGTTAAGGAATTAAAATAATCAATTCCACCATTTCGCACAAAGCCCCAATAATCTGTACCAGTTGTCTGAACGGCGGTAGGCGCGGTTCTCATTGGAACAGGTAAATAAATCACGCCATCCATTTCAGATGCGCTATAAGCCGAACCATTGCCAATAACTTGATTTATTCCATTGACTAATTGCACAAAGTACCTCTGACAAGCGGCTAATTCTCCTTGAAGTGTTCCTGTTGCAGTCTCAAATGGAGTTGCCTTGGAGCCGTACTCAACTTGCACGCCCCAGAGATCTAAGTTGTTATTTATAGCACCTGAGATAACTAAATCTAGATTAGAGCTTGTGCCAATAGTCTTTCCAGAAATTGAAGGCACAGAAATCGGCACTGAGTACCTTGCCCAAGATGTCGTAATTGCTGGAGCAGTGCCAGATGTAGTAACAGTTGAAGATCCACCTGAACCAAAGTTTTGATCGAATTTAACACTTGACAAAGTTTGAGCAGATGCCGATTTAGCCCAAAATGAAACTGTTACTGGCTGACCTGCAAAAGTACGAACATCTTCGATTGGCTGGCTTGCATAGGTTGCAGTATTTGTTGAAGCAAAACGAGCAAAATACTGCGCTTCATAACCTGCAACGGGAGCTGCACCCGCTGTAAAAGATTGCTGACTTAATGTGGAAGAAGTTGCTGCAAAAGAATAAGTACGCCATCTGTCAGCACCATAACCATAAGTCCCTGATGCTGGAGTTACTGTAGTACCACGCTGCCAGATACTAAAATCACCATTGATAATTTTATTTTTACCAGCTTGACCATAGCCGACATTCCACAATGATGTGTCAATGGCATCGCCTAATGCGCGAATGTCCTGTGCGCCATTCTTTACGAGGCTTGAGTTATCTGGCTCAGCCCATCCATAGTTTGGTGATAGTGCCATTTAGGTTAGTGCTCCTGTCGCATTTGTCCATGTAAGTGTACCATTTACGCCCGTCCAAGCTAGAGAGGCGGGCAATACTGTTTCCCATTGAGTCGTGCTGAGTGAGAAGTCTGTTGCTGAAACATAGAGAGTTATGTCCACATAAGTAGGGGTGGCATTAAGTGCCACATTCTCGACAAAGCCGTCAAAGATTCCGCCAAGTAAATTGCTAGGCAGATTGTTAATAAGCACAGGCTGACCAAAAAAGACCCCAATAAGGCTGTCAAGCATTGCACTTGGCATGTCTGGATTATCTAGACGAAAGCGAATAGCACCTAATGATGCTCGTGGCGTAGCACGCAGTTTAAGCTCTCTAGAGGCGATGTCGGTAATGTCTGCAAGGTTCTTAATGTTAGATTCGACTGACCGCTCAAACAGCCCATAAGAGGCTATAGAGTCTGTGTCAGAGGTGCTGTATGTCGATCCGTATCCTGTGGCGTACTTGTAGATAAGGCTGTTACGGATACGAGCAACCTGAGTTGTTGAGGTGATAGAGCTTGGTGTTGCATATGCGCCATCGAGGTTAGTAAAGCCGTTTGCTGCAAGGTAGTTAGATCTGTGATCGGCATCATCATATGAGACATCCCCGTCTTTTTCCTCGTAAAGCTGACCGAGTGCGCTGTTAGCAATCTGATCTGCAAGAGTCTGAGACTTGGCAGTAGCACTGGCTGCAAGAGCGATCATTGTGTAGAAGCCTGTGTCAATAGTGCCAATCGATGACTCTGCATCTAGCCATGTCTGTGTTGCTGAGTATGTATCCCATGTAACAGTAGGTGTGACTTCTGCCCATGTAAGGTTAAGGGCTGCGCCTAAGATGTCTGCAATCTGCTCGCCATCTAATTCTTCTATGAGAGCTGTGTTATAGACAGCCTTAGTCAATTTAGCCAGAGAGCCAATGCCCAGTATCTTGCCTGTGGTTATGTAGCCAGTTTCCTCTGGGCTACGCACGCCAACATTAAAGTCTGATACTTCTCCACCGAATACAGTCACATAAGTGCCAGTTGAGTTCTTGAGCTCTAAAGTGATCGGCTCTGTAACATTGATGGTAAAAGGCGAATTGTCTGTGTTAATGATCTCGACTTGGCAGTAACCTGCTGTAGGTTGGCGATCGATGTCTAAGCGACCAGATGCGAACGACACAGAGGTGACAGTCGTATAGACATCATCACCTACTGTCACGCGCCACTCAGGAAGCCATGTCATAGTGCTGTTAGTGTTCCGCGTTCACGAGCTTCACGCAGTAATCTTTCAATTTCTTCTGCGATGGCGTTAGGATCTCCCACGCCTGTATTGACTGTAATGTTAATGTCTCTATCGCGTGAACCTACCGCGCCTGAGTTAAACATCGATCCACCCTCTGTTGAACGGAAAGAGCCAGCGTTGTATGAACCGATTGCCCCACCTGCAAAAGAATTGACTAAAGAATTGAATGCGCCTGAATCTTCAATGCTTTGGAATACTGGGGCTAGTCCATCAACAAGTTTAATAAACTCTTTACCATTAGCGCCAATGACTGAAATAACTCCACCTAGATCTTCATTGGCTTTGTTAATTGCTTCAATGCTACGGGGTGGAGTTGTTGGACTAATGCCTACAGGTGTTTGAATAAATCCACCGCCACCACCACCGCCACCACCACCGCCAGAAGGCGGCATAATTGAAGGTGGCTGTACCTGTGCTAATAAAGCAAGCATCTCTCTAATCTTGCGTAGTGCTTCATCAAGGTTATTCTGATTGATTAAATCTTTAGGTGAAAGACCTTTAAGGATGGATTCAATAGCCACCATCTGAGTCTTTTGATTAGTCAAAGCGTTAAGAACGCCAAGATCTGCATTAAGTTTAGCGGTTGCCGCGATGATAGCTTGCTCGTCCTTAGAAGCAATAGCATCTTCTAGGGCAAGGATTGAACGCTTAACATTGAGACGAGCAGTGTCATTAGCGATCTGCAATACTTGCGCGCCATTAGTTGCCTTACCTAATTGCTCAGCCTGATTAGTAAGGGCTGCTGCCAGTTGGATCTTGTCCATGTCAAAGACATTCTCACCCTTAAGAAGGGCAGCCTCGCCCTTAGCGATAATAGCCTTAGCCTTATCGGAAGCAAGTTGCTTATTCTTTAGAGCAAGTCTTTCGCGCTCGCGCTTCAGAGAATCCTTCTCTAATTTAGCCAATAATTCTTGCTGCTTCTTTTGGGTGAGAGTGAGTTTAACTTCTTCCTTCTTCTCAGGAATAAGAACATTTCTACCAATCTGCGCTCCGGCAAAACCAGCAAAGATGTTTCTTGGAAGGTTTTTTAGGTTCTTGATCAAAGTAGGAATAACGCCTACTGTGCGACCTGCCTGAACTGTGACCTTTGCCAGAGCAGTTGCAATGTTCTCAATAACATAAGCGGCATCTGTTGCTTCTGTGCCACCACCGACAAGAGCCAAAGCATCGACTAATCCACCACCGATAATCTCGGAAGCGTTACCTGTGGCAATACCTAGAACATCCATCGAGTAAGCAGTTGAGCCAAGATAATCTTCTGCTGCGCCAGCTGATCGCTTAAGGATAACTCCAAGAATCTCATTGAAGGACTTGGACTGTAACTCTGCTCTTGTAAGACCTGTGTTGTACTTCTGAAGTCCTCTAGTTATACCTACATAACCCTTACCGAGATCCTCAGTAACAGTTGCTAAATCTACGCCAGATGCTCGGCTGATTGTGATTGCATCATTAAGAAGTTTTTGAGCCTGAGTCAATGAGCCAGTCGTGGTCAATAGACCCTGAAACGCTGGACGAAGAATGTCATCTGCAATCGCAGCGGATTTCTCTAACTTGCCAATGTAGTCAGCGATGGCAGGATTAGCAAAGCCAATGCCTAGATTCTCTACTGCTCTACTTAGTCGTAGGGCTGCTTTCTCATCCTCGGCAAAAGCCTTAACTGCTGCCTTGCCATAAGCAATAACTGCAGAAGTACCATAGGCAATACCTACCGCTCCGGCAAGCTTCTTGACATTCTTGGTGAGTTTCTCTGTGGCTGTGTCTGCTTCCTTAAATGCTTTCTTGCCAACAAACTGCGCGGCTATGTCAATTCTTACATCGGCTGCCAT